TGTAAATGTAAAAGGCAAACTTAGGTTAGCCGCAATACGAATCTTCCATAGTTGGTTAGCAAGTTTAATTGCATCTTGGAAGTTAGGTTGTTTGCCAACGCTTCCTTCTGATTGCCATTCGTAACGAAGAGTTTTCATAGCACTTGCCACTGATCGTGCGTAGGTAGCATCATCAAGTCCTGATTGAAGTGATGCAAATTTTTGGCCTGCTGCCGGCAATAGCAATTTCCAAGGATTAGCAGGTGCTCTACCAAATGGAATTAAGCTATTCATAACTGCATTTGATGTTTGTTCACCAAAAAAATCAGTAAGAAATGTTTTTGCATTTTCCACTTTATCTGGTCTGCTATTTGCAAGCATAGATACAGGAACAGTAACTGGTATACCAAACGATGGTGCTAGTGGATTATCTCCGGTTAAGAAAACGTTAAGACTGTTCTTAGGAATAGAAACTTGATAACCCTTTGGGATACCGAATCTTCCTTGCACGCCTTCTGGGATAGTAATAATAATAAATTGATTTTCTGAAGGAGGCGCTCCTGGAGGCACTTCTTTGCCTTCACTGTCAATAACAGTTGCAACTCTGTTTGGAAGGTTCCAGATCTGGTTTGCTCGTGCTATGCGTGAAGGATCCTCAATGAAAAACTTTCCGTATACTTTAACAGCGTTATATTGAGCATTAAAGAATGGAACCAAGAAACGCATAAAGTTGGATAAACCAGTATTATTAGAAATACGGTATAAAACATCTTTAAGCGTGCTTTGAGAAGCAGCGTGAGCAGTGCGTTGCATCTGAATAATTAAATCTGGGTCTTGAATATTTTTACCCATACCTTCAGCAAGGTTAATTTCTTGCTGCAGGTTCTTCTTGTATAGATTATTATAGAAGGGCCAAGCTACCAGATTGTCTTCTGGAGTTGAACCAATCATCTTAAAGATTCCAGAGATAGCATCATTAACGGTTGTTTTAATAACACCCTTATTATAACGAAGCGTGTCTTCTACAAGAGAACGTCCTGCAATAGGAATCAAATTAGGAGTTCCGCGCATAAGTAAATCAAATTGTTCAGGTGATAATTCTTCACGTGCTGCCAATGAACGCACTTGTTGATCTGGTAATAATTTAGAAATTCTAGAACGAGCTTCTAGTACGTGTGCAGGAATATCAACCTTGCTTATATCTGCATTAATTTCTTTTAAGTAAAAAGCCCCTTTTGGACTTCTTAACCATTCAATAATCTTTTGATCGGGCAATCCTTCAAGAATCTGCATAGCAAGTTGGTCGTTGCGTAGTCTTTGATTTACAAATACAGCCAATTCATTAAAATACTGTGGGTCTCCAGGATTAACAGCAATTCTAGATTCGCTTAAATTCATTCCAGAGGTAAGAGTCTTTGAACCCTTTGAAGCATCGAAACTAAGATAGGCTTGGCCTTCTGTCATCCAGTTAAGGGAACCCTTGCTTGAAGCCTCAGCTCTAGTAAGAGAACCATTAGGTCCAGCAAATGCACCATCTGCTACGATTTTTTTGCCATTAGGTGAAACAAATATTTCTTCACCTTCGCCAGATCTAATGATCTTAAGATCTGCACGACGTTTAGCTAGAAATTGAGATTGCTCAACCTTCTCAAGGATTTCATTATCAATTTTATTTGCAAGATCCTGGTACGTACGAATACGCATTACATTATCTTCACCAATAAGACTTGCTATTTCGTCAAAGTTTTCAGCACGTGATGCCTCATAAGAAGTAATGACTCTAATATTTGGATATTCTACTGGGCCTTTGCCTCGCAAGTTAAGCGAGCCGACTGATTCAATTTCATCGGCAAGCATACCTGAAGGAACACCACGACGCGCTTCAATCTCAGGCACTGAACCTTTAGGTAAACGACCTTGCTTACCGGGAATTTTATAAAACACTTTACCGCTTAGATAATCAGCGTATACAAGTGTAGTGCCTTTAGGAAGGGAAGGAACTATTTCTTCTCTTACATATTTAGAAAAAGCCTTACCCTGTAAGGATTCAAATTTAGTTTTATCTTTAGCAAAAAGAAGACCTTTTTGTTCTTTGCGTTTTGACATTAATTCAAAATAAGCAATGCGGTCCGATTCCTTTAGAAGCGGTTTAGATTTAGAGGTAATTGCAAGTTCAACCATTTCTGGTGTTACCTGTTTTCCAAAAGTACCAGAAGCATTTGCGTAATATGCTTGCGGAGTAAGTTCATTAAGAATTGATTCACGCACATTAATTACATCTTGACGCTGTTGAATTAACTTGCCAATTTGTGTATTTAATTGTGATGGTCGTGTGGCAGATAGGGTTTCATCAACAAAATTTTCCGCTTGCTTGGTACGCGTACCAAGGTTTTGCTTAAATGTTTTGAATACTTCATCTGTTTTAGCAATAGAACCTAGGGCTAAAGCTGCGCGTAACTGTCCATCAATAGTATTACGAATAGGATAACCCATACGGGTAAGAACAGATGCCTTAAATAGAGAGTTAGCAAAGTCAAAAATACCTTCAATTTCTTGACCGATTAACCGGCCCTGTAAGCCGGTCTTGGCAACACCCTCACCTAATGGTATAAGTCGTTTATACAATACAAGAAAGTCTCTAAAATCCTTGAAGTCCATCATTGGTACTACGTTAGGCATTTCAGATTTCCAAAATGGTGAAGTAAGAAGCGTACCGTTGTCATCAACCCAAAAACCTTTTTCGCCAAGTCCGTTCATAATACCACGACGAACTGAACCAAATGCCTTATACCACATAGTGGCTTCTTCGATGGATACTCCAACTTCAAGAGCAATAATATTTGCTACTTCTTGTTCAATATTTTCTACCTGAGCAAAGCGTTCTGTAGCGTTTCTAGCAAGTGCATAATCTGAAAACAGTTGTGTTTTTACTGCAAGATATTCAGGGTTGCGTAATTCCGGTACTGAGTTGAGAGCATATTTAATTTCGTTAGCAGAATCAGCCATAGGGCCACCATCAATGCGAACGATTCCATTAGGAAGTTTATTAAACGCTGCCTGAATAACTGCAACAGGTCGTGAAAATGCAGTCTTTTGAAATACCTCTGTGTAGAAAGAAAAATCTTGTCTTAACTCAGAAGCTCTAGCACGAGCCTTTTCAATAGAAACGCCAATATTTTTATTAAACAGATTAACATCAGCAGCAGAGGTATAGTTATTAAGAACTCGATAATCACCAAGGCGCTCATCCATTGCACGAGCAAGGTTTGTGTCGCGTAATTTCAAATCTTCAAGAACTCTGCTTAGACGATCATACTCTTGAATAGTAGGTTCTAAATTTTTAATATTAGCACCAGCACCCCATTCAATATTGGCATATTTTTTAGCCACAGGGTCTAGTAAATCTTGTGCGCGTTCGATTTCATCGGCAATAGATGCACGAGTTGTTGCAATTTTTGCAAGTGATGCCCTATCGCCAGAGGCTGCTGCAATAAAATTAGCAGCATCTTCATAAGTATTTGCTTCACCCATAAGAGCCGTCATTAAACGCGGGTTTGTGCTTTTGGTAATAAGTGGATGAGTAGAAACTTCTGCCACATTTTTACCGACAAGAGAAGCCACTGCTGTTCCAATAGGAGTTTCACGTCCTGCTTGTCCACCTGTTTCCACAAAGATACCGTGTTGATCTAAATCCTTGCGTATACGTACAATATCATCTGCAGTTTCAATAGGGTTAATAAGCAAAGTTTTGCGTGTTGCTGCAATACCCTTACCTGCTATAAATAGTGGATCTGCATACCAATTTACAAAACCATCTACTGCACCTGAAGCAGTCTTACCAAATACATTGTCTTTGAAAGTTTCTTTACGATCTGTAGGATCTGCAATATTAAAATATTTATTAAAAATTGGAACATACTGAGCAATTACTGCCTGTCCTGGACTTACATTATCAGGCACTCCTGCTTTTTTTTGTTCTTCAGTAAGTGGTCTGGCTAACTTCCAATTTTCTACAACATTTGGAATACGACCTTGCGCCAGTTCTGCGTTTGAAAGAATTGCAGTTGTTAAAGGTTGAGTGACTTTTGGATATAAAAATTGGTATGCTTTATTAGCTTCTTCCATACCAAGGTTAAATGCTACGTCAGCCTTAATTGTTTCTGCTGGCTTAACAAGAGTGCCAACTGCAGCTTTTCCAACTTTTTGTCCGGCTGCTTTAATTGGTGCTGCTGCAGCTTCTGCTACCTGAGTTGTATCTACACCAGGAGCAATCTTTCCTGCAAATGAGCCAGCAAAACCTGCAGCTACATTTGATCCAACTGCGGATATACCTTCACCTATTTTGGAGGCAATGGCATTTTTAATGGTATCCCAATAATTAGCCAATTACTGAACCTCTCGTGTAATAGTTTTAATAAAGTCGTCTCTATCTTGTTCTGATTCCCAAGGAATATTTGCTAGCGAAAGGACTACACCGGGATAGTCATATCCAAGTGCGTCAACAAAAGCTGTAACATCTTTAACAAATTGGTTCATAATGAACCTTGGAGGAAACTCACAAACGCTCTAAATGATTGTGGTGTATCTTGCATTGATGCCATAGAACTTAATGATGGCAAATATTTTGCAACAATATCTTGATCGTCCTGTTTAATCTGATTTATCATAAGAGCATCTGAACCAACGCCCGCACCACTGTCAATACCAGAAGTAATTGGTTCATCAGGGCGCTGTGTAGGTGCATATAATTCTGTTACTGGCGCTGGCTGAGCGCCAGGTGTTGTAGCAAGCGGAGCGCCAGACTTAATAGCGGCTGTCTCTACGCCTTCGCCGTAGGCGATAGATCCCATTTGTAGATTATCGGTACGTGTGGAGTATTTTCCTGGACCGGCAGGGCCAGCAAGTGGATTCATTGGTGCTGTAGTCACTTGTCTTCCCCTAACGTTTCTAAGTCTTGTGCCATTGCTTCCCACACTTGGGAAGTCTCGGTCTTACGGTTTGCGTGATAAATAGATAATTCAAATAATTCTGCACTGAGTGTTTCAAATGTTTGCATTAAGTTATGAAAGAAACCTGCAAGGATTACTAGGAAATCAGAACGGTGTACTGGACGTGGTATTTTATTGTTACTCATAGTCCAGTACACCTTCCCAAATAATAATTAACCCTTTGTTGTCTTCTTGCCTGGGCGACCTGCTGGCATCATTCCGAAGAATACCTTGCCACCTGCTGGCTTTGAAGTATCCATCTTGCCTTCCTTTGGCTGTGCCATTGGTGCGGCTGCGCGTGATCCTTTGTTCATATTTACACCTCCCCTGCTTATGCTGCGCCGGTGATGCCGGCTAGTAGTTGTGCTATATCTGGACGTTGACCAGCAGCAGGGGCCGAACCGTTTTGCATTTGTGGAGGTTGCTGCGAGGCAGGGGCGGAGGCCGCACCTGCTGCTGGAATCTGTTGCTCCATACCTGGTGCCATAGGTGGCATCTCTGGGGTTGGTGCTGGTTCTGGTGCAAATGCTTTTTCGATAATGTTTTCTAGCGCCTGTCCTTTTTGGCGACCTTGGATAACAGTTGCGATACGGCTGATAATCTCGGAAGGGTCTTGGCCCTGCGCTGCGAGAGCCGGTATCGCCTGTGCATACTGAGCAACAGCAACGCGCAAAGAGTCGCGCATTTCTTCAATGTCAACACGTTGTTCCTCCTGTGTAACGTTAAGATCCATAGGGATCTCACGACGGACATAGTCACGTGAGACGAGTTTGTCTGAACGCATTTGTAGCAAAGCAATGATGGCACGGTTAGGATCCATACCAGACATAATTCCGTAACGTACATCTACGCCGTACTCACCCTTAATATCACGAGATGGTGTGTACTTTAGAATGTAAGGAGTTCCGTCATCAGAACCCTTAATAGTCTTAGGGATTCCGCCAAAGATCTTCTCGTCTGCTTCAAAGCAGATTGCAGCAAGCTCTTGGAACATACGAGCAAACTGTGCTTGTGCTGCTTTAATCTGTGTATCGAATCCAGCTTGTAGCGCTTGTACACCACGACCAGTGACAACGGATGCGTCAATGTTACCTGAACGAGATTCAGGGTAACGAGCACCCATACGAAGTTCACGCTCTAGAACGCCGGACTCTGTAAAAACTCCAGCAGGTAGTTCTAGCGGTACACGACGGATACCTTGTGGATTAGCAGAACGCATAATCGCATCAGGACCGAGTGCAAGTTCTTGTACATCTTGTGGAATAGCAATAGGTGCTTGGATAGACTTCTCAGCGGCTTGGATCTGCAAGATAGCAAAGCGAGCACGAGCGAGTTGTACAGATAACACATCATCAAACTGACCGCGTGCTTCTCCGTCAAGAGATGAACGCATAATGACAGATGCCATTGCTTTACCTAATACGTTAGGTGTCTGAGATAGAACTAGGTTCTTACGCTCTGGGAGGTAGAGCAGGTCCTGATCTTTATCGTGGTACTTAACCATTGAGATATACGGTGAAGATAGTTGATACTGATTGCGACCTAGGATCTGATCGTAGAACTCTGGGTATTGCGATGCTAATGTTTCTGCATCTGTAACAATAACCTGTGTAATAGATAGAACTCGACCATAACGGTCTAACTCTGGGTATGTACCAAATGGGTTAAGCATACGGATACGAGGATTGTTATCATCGTAATCCATCTCAACCATACCAACACCTAGACCGTAGGTGTTATACCAGTCGGCTGCGGTGTACATCTGCAGTTGCAAGTCAGAGTTTGTTACATAAAAGTTGGCAATACGGGTACGAGTATCTGCGGCTTTACGGGCAGCGTCTGAAACCATATTAGTTGCTGAGCAATTAAAGGATGGCAATGGTGCCATTGCTTCTGCTAGGTCACGTGCTGCTACGTCAATGAAGTTGGCGACTAGAGGCTTTGGATAGTCCTCTGAGAACATAGAAGGAAATACCTTTGAGATATCTCCTTGACGCACCGAAAGCACATCGCGCATACGTTGGTCACGCGCTGATGAGCGTGTACGTAGCCGCGATAGTTTCGCGTCAATTTCTTTGACTGATAACAATGTGGGGTCCTTAAATTAATAGCCGCGCTTGAGTTTTTCTTGGGCTTTCTTCTTCTTGTTTGATTCTTGCATTTTGGCACGCATTGCAACCTTGTCACGGTCAGACTTTAGACCGGCAGAGGTTGTGCGGATTGCAGCATCAATGGCTTTCTTTGCATCTTTTGCAGATAGACCAGAATCTTGAGCGCGCTTCATTACGCGATTGTAGGCTTCTTTATTAACATTAGTGACTGTTACTTTACTAAAGTTTTTTCCTTTAGTTTCACCTTGAAAACGTTCTCCGCCAGTTTTTACTTCTTTATTAGTTAGATCTTTTATTTTTGCTTTATTTGTTCTTTTTAATGTTTGAGCCATTTCACCTGATGCGGCTTCGTCAGATCTTTCATAGTATTTTGTATTTTTTTGCTTTGCAGTCATACCCATATAATCAGCACTATTAACATCTTTTACTGGCTTTGTGGGCTTTTTGTAAACTTCTGTAGTTTTTCCGTAGGCTGCTTCTTTAGCGCTTTTAGTTGTTACGTCAGAGCGAAATCTGGCGCTCTCGTTAGACTTCTTTGGTTTAGCCATTGCTATCTCCCTGTTTTCTTTGTTGAAGGCTTAGGTGTTGGTTTGGTTTTATTTTTATTTAATACTTTTGCCGTACCTATACCTATTGCCGCACCCACTGCGCCACCGCCTACAGTGCTAGCGGCAAGCTCGGCGTTTTCTTTTGCTTTTTCTTTTGCAACCATTTTTTTAACAACTTTTTTAGCACCTGCTGTTTTAATATTTCGGGCTGATAAATCTGCATTTCTATTAAATTTAACTGAAACACCTGTTGATGGATTAGTTACTTTTACTTTACCAGTTGCAGTTTTTTTGACCGTATAAGTCTTAGTCGCTGTTTTAATTTTTGTAGGAATTGCTTTCTTAGCTACTTGTTGTGCAGCTTTTTTGGCTGCAAGTCTGCCAGCTATTGCTGCAGCTCCGGCTACTATTGCTGGTATTGGCATTACAACTCCCTAAATGATTCTCATTTTGTTTTGTTCTGCGAAAGCCTCTTCGATATTAATGACTGTTCGCTTGCCTAGCTCGTGCCGAGATAGGAATGGGTTTTTCATATGGTGCGTGGCATACTGTCCATAGTTGAGCATCTCGCGTGCGCGGATCTCACAGAACCAAAGAGCCATAACCATATCGGTCTTACCCTTAGTCGTTGGAGTCCAGGTAATTAACTGCTCAATCAAAGCCTTGACATTCTCAGTCTGATCACTTGGCAGATGTATTAAGTTATCTCGATGGTGCTTACCATCAAACTGCTTAGTACCGAAAAGGGTAGACATAGAAGCCACACCGAAACCGGAATCCCATTTGTTAGAACCAGTGTGGTGTTCCTTGAACTGCACGCCTCGTGAGGCTAAGTGCATACGGATACCTTCGTCTTGTGTTAAGAAGGATTGGAAGGCGTTCTTTTCGATGATCCACTCGGAAGGAGAGTAAAGGGCTGTCCAATCAAAAATAAGATTACGGATATCGGCTGGAGACGGACGGCTAATCTTAATAGCATCTACTATGTACCTCTTGCTAGTTGATCGGTCAATGGCATAGCAGATAGCTGCTGTATCGCCAATCATTGCAGGATCTAGTCCACATATATAAGTAAAGCCGTTTAAGTCTTTAGGATGACCGGGCCAGCCTGCAACTAAGTTGCCAGACTTGCGCATACCGTCAATAGAACCTTTGACACATATAGGATCAAAGGCAGCGTTTTCAGATATGTCTTGCTGCTGATATACTAAAGCCCAGGTACTTGCATCCATCGCTTGGCGTTCGTTGTAAAGGTTGCGACCAGACCAGCGCGGATATAAACCGTCTTCGTTCTTATCGGCCTCTTCTTGTCCATCAAAGGGGGCATCGCTTGCAGGCCAAAGAGTCTCCCACTTGTCAGGGTCTTCATCGGCTGTAAGAAGGGCCGGCATTGCTAAATACTTCCAAGGAACCTGACCGCCAGGGTAGCGATCTTCTGAGCGTAGCTCGCGGTATAGGTCAACGGAGGCTACACGTGTTCCGATAATAATAAGTTTACCTGTAGGGTTCAAACGAGATCGGACGTCTTGGGTCAGCCAGCGGATCTGTTTTTCAAACTCATTGGCGTTCTTTAA